AAGGTCGTTGCGGTTGATACTGGCCGCATCGATACCCTGCGCCGCAACCTGTTCGACATCAACGAACTGGTCAAACGCCAGAATGAGTATAAGCGTTTCCTAATGTTGCCTGCGATCCCTGAGTTTCACTGGGAAGGCGGGCGTGAGGAGTTTGAGAAGGAGTTGCCTGAGAAGAGGGACGCCCTGCAGCGAGTGAAGCAAGGCGTTGATGCCTTGGTCAACAAGGTAAGAAACCTTATTGACCAGAAGATCGACGGAGGGGTCTGCAAAACCTGCGGCACTGACGTGTCCAAGCGGGAAGATGTACTGGAGAAGAACGCAGCCATCGACAAGGAAATTGCCAACCTCTCTGCTGAGATACTGACCGAGCGGGCTATCCAGAGCGCCCTCAACGTGGAGGTTACCAACCTCGAAGAAGTCGCCAAATCAGATAGGCAGTACCTCTCCCAAATCCCGCGCACCCTCGCTCCGTACATCCAGCACGAGAACGCCACCATCCCGTCAAGGATTCTCTGGGTTGCCGAGGTGCCTGACATGGGCGAGGTCGATGCCAATGCGCTGAAGAAAGAACTCGGCACATTAGAGAATGCTTATGAAGCCTCTCGACGTGCAGAGGGCGAGGTCACCGCCCTTGAGCGAGAACTCACACGGGCGCAGCTTGATCTGGCTGACGCAACGGCACGGCTGGAAGTCACGCCTGACGTCGACGTCGTCCCCTTCGCTGTCGCTTACCGCAAGGCTGCCGACGCCCTCAACCTGATCGACGATCAGGTGTGGAAGGCTGAGCAAGCATTCAATGCGTCGAAGATTGAACTCGACACAATCGAGGCTCTTACAGCCAGTTGTTTGAGCAGGATCAATACGACGAAAGAAAGGATAACGGAATATCGAAATGACATTGACAGCATCGGGTTCAACAACACCCTCCTAAAGAAAATGCGTGCCATCAAACCGAGCGTGACTGACTACCTGTGGAGTTCCGTACTCGCTGCCGTCAGCCAATTCTTCACCCAACTACGAGGAGAAGCCAGTGTCGTCACCAAGGACAGTGACGGTTTCAAGGTCAACGGAAGTTCGGTCAAGTCGCTCAGCGGCAGCACCCTCGACGTGCTGGCCTTGGCGATCCGCGTGGCACTGACAAAGACCTTCATACCCAACACCTCGTTACTTTGCCTCGACGAGCCAGGCAGCGGTTGCGACCGTGACCGTATGGCAAGCATGTTGGGGTTTCTTTCCTCTGTCGGTTTTCGGCAGGTCATTTTGGCCTCGCACGATGAACTAAGCGAAAGTGTTGCAGACAGAGTCATCAATCTCGGAGAATAAAAAGTGGAAAGCTCCTGTAAGTTTGGCAATAATGAAGAAAAGGAAGTTTTTGAGACCCGTAGCGACGGCATACTTTGGCGACACTACAGGAACCGATGGATCGGCGAATGCCCTACGGTAGCCGCCAAGATTCACCGCTTCCTGTGTGTCGCCGAATCCATCGCTACGTTGAGCAGAGACCCGAGTACCAAAGTGGGGTGCCTAGTCTTCGGGCCGGGCTATGAAATCAGAGCGTCGGGCTGGAATGGGGCGCCCCGTGGGTGTGCAGCAGATGTTGATTCCAGATACGCTGTGAGGGACGAGCGTCTTATGTGGGCTTCTCACGCGGAGCTAAACGCTATTACCAATGCTGCCCGAGTTGGCACCGCCCTTGAAGGATGCGCACTTTTATCCACGCATATGCCGTGCATGGGCTGCGCGAAAGCCATCGTTCAGGCGGGTATCAAGCAGGTCGTCTGCCCTGAACCTGACGCCGCGTTCGCGGAGCGGTGGGCCGAGGACATCCGGCGCACTCGGGAATTGTTTTATGAGTGCGGTGTGCATTTGATTACCTTTGAGACCCTGTCGTAGCCTCCAACCCCGCCAATTGGCGGGGTTATTTTCCACCACCCATAATACCTCAGCCTACCCGAGTTCCCGCATTTTGGTAAGCATTCTCATTTACAAAATGGAAACCTTAAACCTCAATCCAGTCCTTGCGTATACGGCCTATAAAAATCAACGAGTTGCTGACAGGAACCGTGACGCTACCGAAGTGTTAGGAAGTATTGCGAGGGTAGGAAGTATTAGCCACAGTACGTTTACAGTACAAAAAAGACCCCGCCGAAGCGGGGCCAAAAGTCACACTACTGGAGAGTGGGTAGTGTTAGCTGCAAACAGAACTTTAGGTCGTTGGTTTAAAATCAGACGCTGCCCTTGATCGCCCCAAATGCAATCAAGTCCGTGCGAATCCGGTGCAGAAGCGTCGACAGCGCCCGCACGTCGTCCGCCAGTTCCTCGCACTTGTCGCGCAGCGCCTGGACTTCGGCCTGCGAGTACGATGCGCTGATGGTCAGCCCGCCGATCTCGTCGTTCGCGTTGCCAAGCGTCACCGCTGCCTGGTCGGCGTGCGCTTGCTCGGAAAACGATATCCCCGTCGACCAGCTCGTGCCGTTGTGGCGGATCATCACGTCCTCGTCGTCGATGCTGGCCACCCAGCCCTCGCGCGGCACGCCGAAGACCCAGGCGGCGCCATCCCAGACGGCGATCTGGCCTTCCTTGCCGGCCCATGCCCCTGTCGCCGTCGCAGCCGGGATATAGGTGTCGCCGGAAGCCGGAGAGCCAGGCGGGGCTGTCAGGTCGCGGTCCTTGACGCTCAGGTGATAGGAGAAGCGGCCGATGGCCTTCAGGTTCGCGTCCATATCGGTATTCCAGCCGCTTTCGCCGAGCGACCATCCGTATTTCAATCCGCTGCGCGGTTCCGTGCTCGCTGCCATCACTGGCCTCCGTAGTAGTAGCCGTAGTTAAAGCCGTACCCCTCGCGGAGGACGGTGTGATTGTGTTCCTGATAGCTGACCAGGCCGCCGCGAACGGATTCAAGTTCGAAGCGCAGGCGGCCGTTCAGGCGTCCAGTGCCGGCCGTATCGAATTCAGCACCTGGAATAGACGCCTCGTTGGCCCTGTCAGCGCCGGCGGTAATTCGGAACTCGTCGATCAGGCCATTCCAATCCCACCCCGGCTGGAAATTGTTCACTCCAATAACGAGAGGAGAGGTTCCTTGAACCCACGCCGCCGGCTCAGTTCCACTTGCTTCCGTCGCTGCATCAAGTCTTAAATACCAATTTGAACCTGACTTTCTTAATTCAAAGAAATACCAGACTCCATTAACAATCGTTGTTGTACCTGTCAAACTCAAGATCGTCGAACCTGCGCAGAAAATGTCAGCGTAGAGTTTGCTGCCCAACGTCAAAAGCTGGAAGCCCTCATGCGTGGAGGTGTAACGCTTCGTCACGATCAATTTTGTGGAGCTGGCCGCGCTGGTCTTGAACCGGCCCTCGGCCTTGAAATAGCTCGAATCAAGCAGGGCCGCATCGTGCACGGTCGAAATGTAGTCACCGCTTCCGTCCAGGCTCAAGCACGCCCCGCCAAACACGCCATCGGATGTCGTTATTTTGGCGTTACCGCTGGCCGTCCAAGCCCTGCCGGTTTCGTCAGTGATAACGGTCGAGTTGTTCGCGCCGTTGAGGTGCAACAGGGACCGCACGTTGCTCCAGAGCGGGTCTCCAGGACCACCGACATCGGAAAGCTCGTTGCTGGTTGTGTAGTTGTGCGACGTGCCGGACAGCGCGCTTTCAGTCCTGAGCAGGGAATCATCTTCGCCGTACACGCGCAGGGTGTAGGTTGTGCCGGCTTCCGGGCCAATGCTGGCTTCGTCCTGCTCGACCAGATAGGCCGTCTGCGCCAGGCGGTCACGGTGCGCCCAGGTCAACGCCAGCGCGTCGAGGCCGTCGATCCACTCGGGATAGGCGGCAGTATTGACCAGCACCTTGCCAGGCGCATAGGGCCGGTACTGGCGCTGGTCGAAGGTCAGGCTGTCGGCCGGCGCCAGCGCAATGTCCAGCGTGCCCCGCCCTGTGGTCGTCAGCAACTTGACGTCGACCGTCTCGCCATCGGCGTATTCGGTAGTGCTGAAGCCCTGGTCGCCATCGGCGAACCAGATGCGGGCGCCGGCGCTGTGCGTAGTCGGCACGGTATCGAGCAGGCCGCGCGAAATAGTCGCCGTGCCGGCGATGGCATCGATGGCCGAGACGAGCACGTATTCTTCATCGATGATGGCATAGCCGCCAGGCTCGACCAGATCGAGATCGATGCCATTGGCTAGTGTGATCGCCGTTGTCGTTTTGGTCAGATCGCCAACGAGCGTCGCCGACGGGCAAAAATCGCCGTTCCCGCCGGCTTCATAAGCCGCGCCGCCGACTTTGGCCTGGATACCGTAATTCATCGCGCTGCCGCTCGGGCGCACGGCGAGCGTCTCCAGGTAGCCGGCAAGCGCATTGACGTAGGCCATGTCCGCCGCTGACAGGTTGCGCGCCAGATCCCAATACGGCGCCTCCAGCAGCTTGCGATAAGGCGCGGGCGCCGGCGCGCTGGACGGATCGGCCCACGCGGTCGGCTGGACCGCGAGATAGGTATTGTCGGGCAGGCCGAACACGTCTTCGACGGCGTCGATGACGATCTCGCCATTCTGCAGCGTCCCGCGATTGACCTGTAGCACCCGGTAGACCACGTCGGCGATGTCGTAATCCGGCCAGGTCAGGCGCAGCAGGCCGCCCGGAAAAACTTCCCAGGCGGCGCGCGTGGCTGTCAGCTTGATGCGCGCCAGCGGCGTCGACGCCGACTGCAGGTCACGGAGAGCGACACGCTGCGCCAGTTCGACGCGGCGGATACCGGGATAATGCCGCGTCTGCGCGACCACGCCGCCCTGGATCTGGATGTTTGCAATATCCTGTGCAGTGGTTGGGGATTCCTTGCCCGAGCAAGCATCGGTATAAACGACCGTGATTTCGTTGATCGTTTCGCCCCAGGCCTGACGCTGGTAATCGCTGGCGGCGATCAGGGATTCCGGACCATACAGCGGCAGGGCGGCGCGGTCGTAATCCGAGCGGATCAGCTTGAGCGCGAAAGTGCTGGTATCTGGCCTGACGTAAAGCAGGGCGCCGATGTGATCGAGGACGATCTGGACGAAATTTTCGATGGTTTCCTGCTGGTTCCACAGTAATGAAAGGCCGAATTGTTCGGCATACAGGGCATCGGCGACGGCGGTGAATGACGTATTGTCGATCGCGCTGGTCGGGTAGCCCATGCCCCAGTCGCTGTTCGTCAGGCACTGATAGACAATGTGTGCCGGATTCATGTCGCTGTGAATGCAGCCAACCTGTGCCAGTTTCTTTACCGAGACGGCCAGCGAACCCCGGTTATAGAGCACATCATCTTCAATCCAGATTTTATAGGACGTGCTACCCGTCAATGTTCCGACCGCCGAAGCATTCGCCGCATAGGCAGCGGCGGCAGTCATCCCTGATCCGTCAAATAGTCGTGTGATATTTCCTTCGGCATCCTTGACGCTTATTGTTGACCACCACAAGGGGTCCGACGATGACGGGTCATAGTGATAGCCAATGCCTGAACCGTCCGCCGGATCGTAGCCAAGCCAGCGCGACCAGGAATTCCCACCGATAGGCGTCAGCGTGATCTTGAGCACATCCGTGGGCAGCATCCCGGAGACGACCTGCGTCGACGACGACGCTTCTGGGGTGGTGGCCGCTGTGTTCGGGTCGAACGTATAGTCCGCCGCCCAATATTCTGAATAGGAAAGATCGCCAATCATTTCGGCGGGGCGGATTTCTGCTTTTTCCGGGTACCAGGCCGACCCCGTCGACCATCCCTGTAAAATCCGCTTGACGCGAAATGCCCACGGCTTGATGTAAGGGTTATTCGCCGTTACCTGCCCTCCTCGCCAAATCGCCGACAGGATGCCGCGAAAGGCCGGAATCGCGGCGCCGAGCTGGTTGACCAGGTAGCTGTTTTCCGTTTGCGTCGGCTCGCCCATCGCTACGTCAAGAATCCCGACGATGCCGCCCTCTTTCTTGTCACCGCCAAACAATTCCGGCGCATTGATGGATAGCGCCCCGCTGGCGGTCTGGGCTCCAGCCCAGGCAGCGCGGTCTCCGACGGTCACTTGGTGCAGTGCGTCGACCGGGCCATGACAAAGGCCAAATTGCAGGCCCATGTAATATCGGTAGCCGACCGTAACTTTTTTACTGCTGCCCACGTTCTTCCTCCTCCGCGCGGGCGATGGCGCGGTCGGCCATCGCGTTGTTTTTGGCGCGCAGAACCTCGGCGTCGAGGCCGTGCTTGACGAAATCCGGCCAGTCCAGCTCCTCGTGGGCAAACCACTCGCGCAGGCCGCGATTGCAGTAGCCAATTTCCCGGCAGTGGCGATGCAGGACGATGGTCATTTCTTGCCGCCCTTTTCCTTGATCGCGGTGGTGCGCAGATCGCCGTACCAGAGAACGTTCGGCCCGGTCAGCAGCACGGTGCCGAAGACTACCGGGACCGGCCGCCCCTGCTCGGCGACCGGGATGTCGAAATCCTCCAGCGCCGCCGGCTTCGGCTTCGGCGGCTTCGGCGCCAGCGCGGCGCTGACGAAGTAGGAGACGACCAGCAGGATCAGTTGGAAGACGAAATTCATGATGGCTCAGTAAATGGGCGTGCCGCTGAACGGGTTTTTTTCCGGGAAGTACGGCATGCCGCCGTAATTCAGGTGATTGGCGAACTTCCCGCCGCAGGTCGCGAGCGAGTGGTCGCAGCCGGGGTAGAGATCGACGCTGGCGCCGGCGGCCAGGCCGGGCAGCGGGAAGCTGATGACGACGCTGCCGCCGACCTGCGAGCGGATGGCGCGGCGATAGGTGACCCCGCTATTGATCCATTCAAGGTAGCCGCCGGCGTAGTAGCCATCGGCGGCGCCGAGGCTGGCGACGGTCAGCGTCACGCCGGCCACGGCGGAAACCGTCTTCGTCGCCTTGAAGCTGGCGCGGGCCAGCGCGCAGCCGGGCCCATAGACCACGTGCGGACAGGAAATCTGGTAGAGCCGGCGCAGGCCGGTGCGCTTGAGCGAGGTGAACACGCTCTCGCAGTGGATCTCGGCGGCGGCGCTGTTCCAGGTGACGTTCAGCACGCGGCCCATCCACATGGTGATCGCCTCGCCGTCGCCGGCATGCAGGCGGCGCAGGGTGACCGCGACGATTTCGTCGGGAGGCAAGGTGGCGAACAGGTCGAGGACGGACAGCGAGCGGGCGCAGGTGATCTCCAGCGCCAGGCGCGCCGTCTCGCTCGTCGCCTCGACGGCGCCACGGGCAATGGGGACGGCGGTGTAGGTATCGCCCCCGTAGGAAACGTCACTGTCAGAACTGGTATATCTATAAGCCGTACTTCCATTGATGAATTCATACATCTCAACAGGCTGACCATCGGATATTGATGTCTCGTAAGTCGCGTAAGTCACACCAAGACCTCACGGACCGGAATCTTTATTGTGGCGGATGCGTTTTCTTGATGGCTAATCTCAATGCGGTCGGAAGCAAGGCACACTTTGCGCATAAAACTGATCCGCTCGATGTCCGAAATATTCGCCGCAGTACCAACTACGGCAGACAGGTACAAGGTATCAACACTGCCGACAGTCGCTCCTGATGTAACAAGGTGGTAGGTGGCTACTCCGTTCTTGCGCAAAATCTCTATTGCACTGGTCGTGTAATAGAGTCCGTACTTGATACTTTTGACTTCAATACTGGTGTCTGTAGAAAGTACGTTGGTCAGAAGTGTTAAGTCGTGCGACTGACTGATAAGCCAGAACGGCTTCAGCTTCCCCTTGCGAAGATGCAACCATTTACGAATACGGGACAAACTGGCACGAGTCTGCGTGCTGAATGCCAATGTAAAAGCCTGGTCTGTCCTATCGTATTTAGAAGGGGCATAGACTTTCCCGGTCTCGTTATCCATGACCTCCACTTCACGTATGACCCTATCCTCGTGACTGCCGAGGTAGTACACGGTGTCCGTCAGAATGTCGATTCCGCTCAGAGTGGGGAAGCCTGCCGAAGCCCCGAGATCAGCGTTGTCTTCCACTCGGAACTCAATGTCCCCCTTGGCAAGGGTATTCGGGCCTCTCTGTATAGCCATGCCATTGAGAGACTTCCCTACCCGCAAGGGACATATGTATGCAGAAGCAAAGGAGCTACCTACAGTGGCGGTAAAGTTGACCTGCGTGCTGGTCAAGGAAGATATGGTGGCTTCTACAAACTTTTCCTCGCTCTCCCATAACAAAACAAGCCCTCCAACGCGATAGTCTGCAACGGTGGTATCAACCAGCACAGAAGTAGCGCCTGACGAAACAGACCCCACGAACGACATCTCAACCCATACGGGGACTCCGAACTGACCATGCCCCCACCCATAGGCCATAGCCCTGGCAAGAGATGCTTGATGCTCCGTCAGGAAGTGTTTGTAACTAAATATTTGACGTGGAGTTTTCCTGAGAGCTATCCGCTGCTCTCCTGCCTTTGTGCGAAGAACGTCAGTCTTCCACTCCAGCACTTCGTCTACTCCGTGCTGGGGCATAAAGGGCCACACAAGATGTGTCATTTCAGACCCGCCTTGCTGACTTTACTGTAGTTCTTATTCTCAAATAACGTCAATTCCGGATTTCCTAGTTCAGGTGTCCTTAGCTTTACTGTGAAACCATGCGGGCTACAGTGTTCTGGTTCTTCCTTATTGCGTTAATCACAATCTTCTCCCCCTCAGTACTGCCCATGTAATCCCCCACTACGCTTGTATCGAAGGCATTCACGATACGAATGTTGTTTTGTGTTGGTTCTGCTGGTTGTGCCGGGTTTTGATATTGAGAAGGAGGTTGTCTAGGTTCATATCTTACCCCAAGTCTCCCTTGTCCGTCACGCGCCAGAGGCATAATTGCCTCCGGCCCCGCTTCGCCCATCATGCCGGTGCCGTTGGCAAACTTGAACAGTGTTGGGCTGTTGACGATGCTGTTGGAGAAGGTTCCGCCTTTGGCAAAGGCTTGGTAGCCGCCAAACACCCCCCCTTTAGCGTTTATCTTAATCCCGCTGCCAAGATCGGTAGCAGAGAATCCGGGAGTAGTGTTAGTCCAGGGAGCATTCTTCGCTGCTAGGCTACTTAAAACCCCTGTAGTTGTCCCGTATAACCCCCCTAACGAAGACCCTATTGCACCAACAACCCCCATTACACTGCTGAGAGCGCTGCTGCCCCCTTTACTGCCTCCCATTGTCGCCAATGAAGACGCTGCCATTTGGGCTGCGGAAGAAAGCTGAATAAGTGAAGTAGTCGCAGTTGCTTCGGTAGAAGATTTCGTCACCATCTTGACGATGCCTTCGGCGGTCTTGGCGGTGGCGTCTTCAGTAGCGCTGGTGGCCCCGGTGAGTGAGCCCCAAAACTTTTTCAGGCT